ACAAGCAAATACCGAGCCTGGTGCTTCACGCTAAACAACTACAACGACGTCGACGTGGAACACATCAAGACAGTCGTCAACACACTTTCACGCTACATCATCTTTGGAAAAGAAGTGGGAGCTGATGGGACACCGCACCTCCAAGGTTACGTCTACTTCCACAACCAGAGACAACGAAAGGCAGTCGCAAGACTGCTGCCTCGTGCTCATCTGGAGCCGGCTAACGGCACGGCTGCACAGAGCAGAGCATACTGCACCAAGGAAGGAGACTTTTTCGAGAGTGGCGAGATGCCAATGGAGTCCAACGCTGCGAGAGAGAAGGGTGGCGCTGCAACAAAGGCGCGATACACCGCGGCCCTCGTCGCTGCTGAGTCCGGAAAGCTGGACTCCGTCAAGCGAGATGACCCTCAGCTATACATCCTTCACGGACCTCGGCTTGAGTCCCTCTACGCACCCAAGACTGTGCCGCTTGATGGAGAATTGCTGCACGAGTGGTGGGTCGGTCCTTCCGGGAGTGGGAAATCCAGGCTGCTTTGGGAGTTGTATCCCAACCACTTCCCCAAGGCGCTCAACAAGTGGTGGGACCGTTACCGTCACGAAGACGTTGTGGCCATCGAGGAGTGGGCGCCCAAGAACGACTGTACGGCATCGTCACTAAAGAAGTGGGCCGACCGTTATCCATTTCCTGGTGAAATCAAGGGTGGTGTTATGCAGAAGCTTCGACCTCGAAAGGTGATCGTTCTGAGTAACTACACGCCTCAGCAGTGTTTCTTGAACAGCGAAGATCTCGAGCCAATTCTTCGTCGGTTCACGGTTATCAACTTCCCAGCCCAAGAACAGCATGCGCGTTTCCGCGCAGAAGCATTCGTCGAGATAGCCCCTTTGGATACCCCATTGGACCTCGACGATCTGCCTGATCTGGACTTAGATGGTAGTTTTTTCGAAGACATTTAACTTGTGTTTGCTCTACGCAAACTACGCTTTCTATAATCCGTAGTCATTTTGTTTGTGATTTGTATATGTTAAGTTACGGCCTTCCGACCTCACTGCCTACGGCAGCTCGACGGCCTACTTCCAACACTTCCCCCGCCTCGCCGTACTCGCTTCGCTCGGGCGGCTCCTGGCCCCCTAAAGGGGGCATGCTCGCTTCGCTGCGCAGATTAGATAGTCATTCAATCTGACATTGTGTTGGGGAATCAGATACTCAGAATCAGTATACATCTGATACTGTGTATACTGTATATACGTTGAAGTAGACGTTATACGTTGTGTGGTCCACATACGTATACATACAAACTTCTATATAGTATCGATATGACTTCAGTACTCTATACTATAGAGTATACTATACTAGAACGTCCCCCCCTTACTACAGGGGGACGTAGTGTACGGAAGTGTACGGATACGGTTGACCGACCGTAACCTTCCTCATTATCCAATCTTCCGAGTAACCCTCAAGCGTAACCATCATGGCCAGTGTTCGTAACGAGTCCGACCCTCTGCCCCAGACCGCGTCCAACACGGTGCTGTTCGAGATGATGATGCACTACAAGAGACGCATGGAGTTCGCCGAGGAGTATGGAGCGCACCAGAAGAAGCGCGCTCGCATGATCGAAGAAGTGTGGGGAGAAGAGATCCAAGAACGTGAACGACAGCTCGACGCGATGCGACTCGAGTTGCGTCAGCTGGTTGCAGCGAACGTTCGTGGTGCGGAGATGGTCGTGCGTAAACACGATGCTGGAATGCGCTTGATGACTGCGATTGAGGACATGTACAGTGCGGTCGACGTGGCCGACCAACTGGCGCCTCCTGCAGAACGCTGGGTGATCGACTACGTGGCGATGCACAAGCGTGCGATCCAGCAGAGAACGAACTTAGCGTTCGATCTCCTGATCTCCGAGCCAGGTATGGGACCAGTAGTTGATGATGACTTCGTCGACGGTTTGGACCTTGTCGCGAGAGAGGTACTAGACCGTAGTGGAAACACTACAGAAGAAGAAACTGACAGTGAAGAGGAGGTTGAGGTTTAATACATTCGCTTGTCTACGACCGCTACTTTCTTTACTAGAATAAGACTGTCATTTACTAGAATAAGATTCTATCCTCAAGTGATAGGCACTTCGTGCCTCTCACCTTCGGTGTACTACAAAGGGGTTAAAATTCATCATGATCAAGCATTGGAACGTCCATCCATTCTGCCTGAAGAGCATTCTGACGATTGCGTTCACGCTTGTCTTCGCCCTTTCGACGCGCCTGGGCGCGATGGGCTCGATACAGTTCAGCTACAACGTCGCTGACGTTACCGCCTTGATACTGGTCTTGACGACTACGGGGAGGACCGCGGTCGCGGCCTACAACACGAGATGGTGGAGGGAGCCGGGATGGTTCGGGATCCGGGTCTAATTGGAAATCATACCACGGTTAGGATTACTGTTAATACCAGGTAATCCACCCCGTCCCATAACAGCACCCATAGCCATTCGTAAACCGGTGTTTACTGCATGGTTACCGACACGTTGCAGCAACGGAGCGGCAATATTGTTCCAAACTTGCGCACCTGCTACACGTGCTCCACGATCAAGTTCTGCCAAACCTTGAGAGATATACGACTCTTGTTCGGCTTCGGTATGACTAAAGTCAGTACTCGCCTGCATAGTACTAACAGCACTCATAGTCCCTGGACTATTCGGCGCTGCCTGAGTACCTAGAACAAAAGCAGTTCGCTTCGGGATACATTCCGTCAACAGAATGTGTTCGAAACCAAGCACATTGGACGACACCAACGCGCCTTCAGTCATTACAACGACAGCGGCCCATGACTGGTTGAAGTTCAACGTCGTCTGGGTTGGCGCACCGGAACCAGAAGCGGTAAACGCTGGAATTGCTGTAGGATCATCGTAACGGAACGCCGTTTCGTCAATCCATTTGTTGATTACGGTGACAGGACTTTGCGTCAAACTCGCAACTGTAAATCGCTTGTAATGAGGCAAACCAGTCATCTCATTCACCGACGTTGGTAGATCTGGACTACCGTCCAATGCACCACCACGGCGAGACTCGACGGCCAAACCAACATGGACAAATCCAGTTGTGTTTGTTGGAGCCGTACTACTACTAATACGAATTCCGTGAGCAACTGGTCTAATAGCTTCAACATTAGTTGTCACTGATGATAGGTTGCGGCGACCTGACCCAGTAGTCGGCCACGAAACAGTACCAGCTCCTCCGGTTGCTGTAACTGTAGCATAGGTATAACTAGGATAAAACGCAATAGCGGCCAAAGTATTTGGTCCGGCAAGCGTCGTCAAGTTAACCTGATCCTGATCCATATTCGCAATACTAGGAATAGTATTAGAATCTGGAACCTTAGCGCCTAGACACCTAGGTTCAAAAGGATCGAGTTGGGCCAATGCAAATTTAGCCGTTGGGGTCAACTCCCCGGGGCATTCGCATGGCTGTTGCGTTCGACGTCGCGTCGTCTTACGCTTGTACACACGCTTACGCATCGTACGGCGTCGACGAACTGGACGACGAATGTTGGTCTTAGAGCGACGGTAAACCATCTGTGTTCTTTCGAGAAAAAAAGAGAGTGAGAGCTGACCACTTTCTAGTTTGCACTGAACTTATGTTCTCATCAGTCCAGTTCTTTCCCAAACTTCAAGTTGGCTCAGCTCAGTAGCCCCTAGGTAATAATGTGAAAGGTAGGCTGGTGAGCCAACTTTCACGTTGCCTAGGGGCTAAAGCCGAGCTGGCATTACGCTTTTGTCGATGTCGATCACAAGCAAATACCGAGCCTGGTGCTTCACGCTAAACAACTACAACGACGTCGACGTGGAACACATCAAGACAGTCGTCAACACACTTTCACGCTACATCATCTTTGGAAAAGAAGTGGGAG